ATGGCAGGTACTACGATGTATCGTCTTAATAACTCTGATAGAAGCGCCATTAAAACTGCTACACCCCGTGAAAAAATGCACCATCTAGAGCATGTACGCAAAAGACTTGCCTGGATTTTTACTGGACTTATCGTTGCGTGTATAGGGCTTGCTTTGTTTTTGTGGCAGTTTATAGCTAGTGTAGTTATTGAATCTAATACTGCGGCTGTTATATCTCAGGATAATCTTGATGTTTATAGTAAGTCTATTCAAAAGTATTTAACTAACAATCCAACCGAACGATTAAGATTCAATCTTAATCATAATTCCCTAAATGAATATATTATAAAATTACATCCAGAGATTAGCTCAGTATCAAAAGGCGATTCAGCTGGTTTTACAAAAACTCGCTTTACCGTGAACTTTCGTAAACCTGTAGTTTTATGGCAGGTTGATTCTGTTAAGTATTTTGTTGACGCTAATGGTGTTTCATTCACGAAGAATATTTATGAGAATCCAAAGGTCACTATTGTAGATAATAGTGGTGTTCGCTATACTCCAGGCACCGCCATCGCTAGTGCGCGCTTTTTAAGCTTTGTGGGACGTTCAATCGGTGTTATACAATCGCGTGGTATGTCAGTTAATAAGATTACGATACCAGCTGGTACATCTCGGCAAGTTGAAGTGTTAATTAATGATGTACCATACCCATTTATATTATCTATAGATCGCCTTCCAGGTGGTCAAGTGGAGGATATGCAGCGAGTAATAGAGTATTTTGCGCGAGGCGGTAGATTGCCAAAATATGTTGACATTCGCGTAAAAGGAAAAGCATTCTACAGAGAGTAGAGGAGTAAGAGACTTCTTTTTTTATAGGTTTTAATATTTTAGGGAGGGGTATGCATACCCCTCTACTCTATGTTCTATTTTTGTTCCTTTATTAGTAGTTAGTTAAGGTTATTATAAAAACATATAATTATATATATTATATAAAAAGTCAAATAATATGATACATAAGATAGAGTAGAGGGTAGTAATGATATGAAATATATAAAAAGTCAAATAATTAGAGCTAAAATCTGTGGAAAACTTATAAAATATATATTTATAAACAAAATATTATAAAAGTCAAATAAATTATGTCTAAGTAAGCTGCTGAGACTCGTAAGATATAGATATGTATACAAAATATTTTCGGGAATGGCTGGTCGGATTTTCTTGTAAAGTAAATGATTAACTATAAATTAATTATTAATTATAAATTATAAATTATTAATTATAATATGGTCAATAAATTGATGAATAATTTAGGTATATTCTCCTGTTTTAGTAAAATATTCATTATATATTAAAATTACGCATCATATTGTGATATATAATGAATCAAGATATTAATAAGTTATTAATATCGTAAAATCTACATTGTGCGACATTAAAACTATATAACCCCATGTTATACTTCATGTGTAATATTAAGCGTTAAAAAATGTCGAAAGGATAATTAATAAAATGAATAAAGACAATATTATCAGCGCAATCCCCCCGTGTATATATCAAAACTGAAAAATCTCCAAAAACTGGTAATGAATTTACCCGTATGTATATAGAATTTATGAACGGCTATGTTTATAAGGCTTTCGTAAATGATGAGCAAAAATTCGCTATTAATGATGCCGTTATTAGGTCTCAATCTAATAACATACCAGAACCTGGAACTCCTGAAAATTCCGCATTCTTTTCAAGATAGTTTAAGTTCTATTTTTGTTCTATTTTTTGGTGGGTGTCAGCGAAAGTCGGATTCAGAGCTTTAGATATTGGTCAATCACTTACTTATTTATTCCAGCCCACCCTACCTATATAAATTTTAAAATTAGAAAGGATACAAGGTGCAGTTACTTACAGCAGAGAATGCCACCGCGATTATTACTGAAGTTGCAAAATATTTCAGTAGCAACTGGGTCGGTTTTGCCGTTCTTATTGGATTCGGTGTAGGCTTTAACTTATTCCGACGCGTGCTTAATCGCTCCCTTAAAGGACGTGGCATATAGCTTTTTTGGGGTAGTTCCACCACCTACCCCACCCTTGTAAATTTTAAAATGACAACTCAAGAGATTATAACCATTATCACAAGCACAATTTCAAGTAATTTTCCATCTTTATTAGCGATTATAGCCGTTGGTGCAGGCGTTAAAATCGTTTTAGACGTAATTTTTAAATCACTTTATAGTATAACAAGCTCAAAGGACTAAATAATGATAAGCTCAACAGAATTGCAACTAATGCTTGATAATCTTTTAATCAAGTTTTTTATTATAACTATTAGTATTTTTATCTGTTGTTATTTAATAAGCAGAATCTCATATAGAAAAGATTAAGTTATGAAAAAAATTATTATTTACGTAACGTGTTTAAGCTTAATTATTCAACTTATAATTCCTGCTTTAGTTTTTGCTGATTCTTATGCTGTAATTAAAACTACATCTAGTTTATATTTACCAAAAATTCGTGATAATGGTAGGGATTGCTCTAGCTCTCAAGATGGATTTGGCGATATTACAAACAACTATATGTATTTTTTAGAACGTGCAGTCAATCGTACGCGTGATCAGTATAAACAGCAGATGATTGGTCGTTATTTAGATTTTCGCACTATAGTAGATACCGAAGGCTTAGGCTATTGGGCGATTTTTCAAAAAGAGGCGGATATTTATTTTGTTTTTTCTCGTAAGGAAGATTTTAAGAGTGCTACTTTAATGAATGTATTATATTTTAGGAATAAACCTAATAAGCCGTTCGAATATATACATTTAAGTGATCATTTTGGTTGTAATTACAGACCTTTACTTTCAACTTCAGGCGATAATTTATCTCAAGATCATTATTATCAGATATATACAGGTTCTAAAGTGCTTGTTAATAATTTTCCTATCAATTATCCAAAAGATTATAATGGTGAACGTTTTGATGATTTAGTTGTTAAAAAGAATATAACGCCATCAATTCATTATAGCGTAAACGGTTTAAAGCTTGACGCGTTCCTCTGTACAAAACAGTTTCAGCATTTATGTAAACCAATGACGTATCCATGGGGTCGGGACACTAAATTTAAATATGAGATTAAGCATGATCCTGGCGATTCTAAGCCTATATATAGCTCTGTCGATTTAAGCTTAGCCGATGCCTTACATTTTACCTATAATTTTGAGAATAAAGGTAAATATTATTTAATTTTACAATACGTTTTTCCAGGAATTCCGTTTCCGTCGCATGAAGATAAATATAATTTCCACGTGCTTAATTTGCCGATTTTAATAGATGGTTCTTCATATTTTTCAGGCACAAAATCTCAAAATTGTGAGAATGGTTCTTGTAAAGATTATTCACCATTTAAAGACTGTTCAAGTTTAAACATAATTCAAGCAATTGGTTGTCATCTTGATAATTTCGGAATTGCTCTAAAATCATTTCTAGCCTACCTATTCGTTCCAGACATTTCGGATTTAAAAGATTATTTTAAAAATTTTACAGATTCAATGTCTAAGTCGCTAGGTTTTCTTTGGGTGCCGTTTGATTTTACTATAACCGTTTTGCGTTCTATAACAGATTCAGGCAACTCTAATAATACTTGTGATATTGGTTATAACATTAAACTTTGTGCCTGGCGATTCAGTTTTCCGCAATTTTGGGATATTTTTCAAAAATTATTTCAATCTTCTGTGGTTATAGTTTTAATTTATGCCTACTGGCGTAAAATCGCAAATATTTTTGACATAGACAAAATGGAAGAGGCTTCAGAGTGATATTTACAATTATAATTCAGATGATTTTAAATCTATTAACTTTCATTTTCGGCTGGTTTAAACTTCCACCATTACCACAACCGTTACAAGATTCTTTAAACTATATAACTAGCTTCTTTACCACCCCTATCCAAATTTTTAAGAATTTACTTGGCAATGACTTTTTCAAGGTTATTATAATTTTAATTATCACATATATGCTTATTTCGCCACTTATTCACATGTCTCTATGGTTGTATAAGCGTATCAGAGGCTAATTTTTAAATTTAAAAGGAGATGACCAAATGTCAGAGATATTAAATTTTGTTAAACGTGATCTAAAATTCCACGTTGACGCTGTAAAAGAGAATTACCGTTTATCCAAAGATCCATTACTTTTTAAGCCCACAGGTATACAAGCTTTTTACGGGGAACAGGGCTCTGGAAAAACAATAACGCTTATCTATTTTGCAACGCGGGTGCGTAGGGCGTACCCGCGCGCTGTAGTAGTATCAAACATAGTGCTTAAAGATATGATCCCGCTTAATTTCCACGACACACCTTCCCTCTTACTGGACTTTATAAGCCGCGGTTTCGACACGAGCCGATATTACATATTCTATCAGTCTAAGCTTGGCTATGAGCTGGTCATTAAGCATGTTAAGAATGATAAGTACGGTGTCATAATGCTTACTGACGAATATCAGAACTATTTTTCAAATCAAGATTCAAGGAACGTTCCGCCCTGGGTAATCGAGCAGCACGCTCAAAACCGCAAGCAACGCCGACTACATTTAGTTACTTCACAGGACTATGATCAGATAAATAAGCAGACTCGCCGACGCTCTGATATCGCTTTTAAATGTAGATCTATAGGACTTCCATTTACAAGAGGCGCGATTTTAACAATCTATTGGGCGTTTGACTCAAAAAAGCTAGATTTTAATAATTCAGGACGTCAGACTGGCGCTAATCCGCTTAAAATGGGCTGTTTCTTCCATTCTCAGAAGCTCAGAGATTCATATGATACTTATCAAGTAGTTTTCACAGGCGATGAAAATCCTAATGTATATTCTAGCTTTAATCAAAATATAAATTTAAATTATTCAGATATAAAAATTAAAACAAAACGCCGCATTTTTCGTAAAGGGTAGCGGTGGGCTAACCGCGCTGTGCGCGGTGCCCGCCGATGTGTCCCCGCGCGCTTGCGCGCATACTTGATAATAGGGACACATTATGTGCGTTTACTACTGTTAAATAGGTTTCGGGGTATGATTTATGATCAGCAAATTTAGCGTTAGAGATAATGAAAAATTAATCTCTAATATAGTAAAGGTTTATCCACATATGACTAAAATCATAATCTATCATAATTCTTATAAAATTTATTTTGGTATTGAAAAAAACAGAGATGATTCAGATAAAACTAAAGTCTCTAAAATTTCTGAAAAAATAAATGATGACCGTTCGCTTAGAAGAACTAAAACTTTGGTTAAAGATATAATTTTGTGTAATCATTTTGATTATTTTTGTACATTTACTTTCGATAAGCGTAAACATAATCGCTATGATATTGAACATTGCAAGCATGTAATGCATATGTGGTTACATCGTCAGCGCGAAAAATCTCCAAACTTAAAATATCTAGTCGTTCCAGAACTTCATAAAGATGGCGCTTTGCATTTTCATGCTTTGTTTTCAGAATATAACGGTTATTTGAAAAATTAAATATTAAAACTAAATCAGGTAGAGATATGTATAATATATCGAATTGGCGTGCTGGAAAAATATCTTCGGCTGTTCCCATTACTGACAATCCAGAGGCTGTTGCTAATTACGTTCTAAAACAATATTTAATCAAGGATATGCCTTTATTCTCGGGCAAAAAACGCTATTGGTGTTCTCAAAACTTAAAACGTCCACAAACAACTGTTAATGGCGTTGAAGAGTTTGGTTTAGGTAAAATTGTTAGAAACTCAAAGCCAGATTATATTAATGATAATTATGAGATTCAATATCACGCTAGCAGAGGTTCTAAAATTGATTCTAAAGAATTATTATTAGATTTACCGTTTTAATTTTTATTATTTAATCTTTTAATTTCATCTAATATTTTATCTAATCTATTATTAGTGCTGCTATTTATACTTGCAATAATTAAACAAGCTAATGCTATTACTACTATGCAAACAAAATTAATACATAACATTATTTGAATAATTCCTGGTAATTTTTCTATAGGTATTTCAAGCAT